TTAGCTTTGCGGCTTTCAATCAATAGCTTCGGTTTTAGACCTGCTTCTTTAGCCATAATATCAATATGCCTGACCACTGGCCCTGCTACTAAAATAGCTAGATCAATTCCTATTTTACCCTTGCGGATGGCCTGTAAAAGCATAGCCGTAACCGCATTGGTTACATCCATTTTTAATTGAATGAGTGACATAACCAAATCGTGTTGATCAGGTTCATCTACCTTGCCAATAAGATATTCTACCGCTTCATCATAGTCAGTATACTCTGGCGGTCGATGCCAAGGGTAGTTTCTTGTATCGGCGGTCATGTTAGCGCCGGGAATTGGTGCATCTACAGGCAGTCGCATTTACTTATCATCCTTTTCAATAGCCCCTAAAAGGCGCTCTTCAAGCTCATCAAAATAGTCTGGTGTGTACATTATACCGTTCTCAGCTATGTCGGCGGTCTTAGGAGGCATTTTACCACCTAAGAATAATTTAACGGACTTTTGCACTGCATCTTCAAACTTCATTTTACCAACCCCAATTCAAATAATCTCTGTCGATTAAATCAACTTCACCCGTCACATTTTCAATCGAACCTACGAGATCAATTTCTAGCGCCCCGTCATCGAATGGGTTTAAATCAACATCACCTTCCATTAATCTTTTTGCGGAATCTACTAGATCTATTTCCAATACCCCCTCATCAAAGGGGTTAACATCTACATCAATACCCGCTTCTTTAAGTGCTAGGCTAACGGCAGTCAGGCCAATTATTCCTGCCGTTACAGGGTTTGCCGCCGCCCATGCCCCCATGCTACTAAAACCACTAGCCATGCTTCCTAGCACACCACCTTCACCAGTTAAGCCAATTGCCTTGGTAAATGTTGTGACTGTGGCGGGTAGAGAGCTAAAGTCTGCTGCACTGTCTCCCTCGGCCCCAGTAAAGTAATTCACTACATTCTCAGCCCCAGATAATACATCTATTCCATCCGCAGCTAAGTTTGTATTAGCGCCAGTGACCCAGTTATAAACATTACCTACCGTACCTAGAGTACCACCTATAACATCAATATCGCCGCCAGCACCGCCACCTACACCGCCGTAACCTCTAGATCCAATAGCCGCCGCAGCTAGGGTGAACAGACCATCTACGATTGGATCATTTGAGGGGGCAGACATTCTAGATTGTGCTGTAATTGTAGTGGCTAGAATATTAGCATCACGATCCGCATCGTTGTTGTAATTATTTACTGTGTGATCCAGTAGACTATCGACCCGATCCCACATTTGGTTCATCGCTTCTTGGCTGAGATCCAATCCATTACGAACATCCTCGTTAGCGGCATCGAAGGACATTTCTGCATTAGTTTCAGTTACAGTTTGCCGCCATTGAGCATTGTCGGAGTCGATCTGATACTGCATATCGGAGTAGTATCTCTGTCGGCTATCTTCCATGTCGGCTTCAAACTCAGCGCCGTCATTTAGTTCACCCGCATTAAACCGTTTAATTGCATTTAGTTGCTCAGAACGATGCATCTGGATGTTACTATTCAGATTGTCATAGTATTTTGTGAAGTCGTTTTCTTGCTCTACATCAAATCTACGGGCCACGTTGGTTTCAGCGGCGTCCGACAGCATTACGTCTATTCGCTCTTGTGTGTTAATAATCTCAGCTTCCTGCTCTAGGTCTAAATTCTTTAGATCCATTTGCAGAAAGGCATCAGCGTTATTAACAGCCGCAGTTTCCCTAGCCCCTAGATTGGCTACCTCAAACTTAGCCAGTGCCTGAGCCTTGTTGATGATTGACTCTTGGCGGTTGTCTAAATTCTCTGTAGTCAAGGTCTGAAAGAAAGCTGCCTCATCCTTGGATATGCCAATTGTCGCTTCCATAATTGCGTTTGCCATCGCTGCAGTCGCTGCAGTTCCTGACATACCATCGAAGGCTATACTACGCTTCAACATACGGGCAGTAGATTGCGCCCACGGCGGGATAACTGGCTCACCAGTATCGGGGTCTTTAAACTGACGGCTTATAATATCCATCTGCCCAGCTATAGTAGCCTTCGCGTCAGTATAGTTACCCTCTCCCAATTCTTCCGCAAGTAAACGGCCAGACGTTGTAGAAGTATCAATAATGGTGGAGAAGTTCTGAGTAGCGTATTGATTTAACGCTTCCCCAGTACTGTTTACCGTACCATCTTCATTAACCCCTGAAGCTACCGCATCAATGTCAATTTCTATATCACTGGCGTCTATAAGCGCATCAGAATCCTCAGTGAGTTCACCTTGTGCTGCATTAACCGTAGTTAATGGGGTGCCTAATGAACCTTCTACAGTCTCTACATTATCTGAGTATCCCGCTGCGTCTGGAGTATCGGTAATTTCAGTAGCCAGTTCGACATCGTCTTCATCTACCGTATTCGTATTATCTATGACTAGATCCTCACCCAGATCATAACGATCATCAGTAGGATCAAGATTTGTTCCCGTAGCGTCTGCATCTAGCTCAGTATAATTATCTGTAAGCTGTAGATCATTATCAGCCAAAAACGTATTAGGATCAGTAGCTAATGCCTGAATATCTACATCCTGATCTGTCATGCCAACGTCATCCATAGCACCGTCTAGATCGAAGATGTCTTGCTTATCTGTTCCATCCCCCACGGGATCGATTGTCACATCATCTTCAGCCATTGATATTATCCCTTTCGGCTTCGCACCGTCTGATACGATCACGTAAGTAAATGTAGTTTTTCATCGCTTCCTCTATCGCCCGACTATCTGAGGGAAGAGCTTCGATTTCATCTGCTAATTGATTATTAAATCTGTCATCATACTGCGCCATCGAAGGGCAGTAGACCTCAAGCTGCGTTCTATAAACCGTTGTTACGCAGCCGGTCAGTGACAGAGCGACGATCAGTAAGAGTATCGTTCTCATGTTCTGCCATATTTTTGTAAAAATTAGAGGCTTTTGTCTGTGCCTCCAATTCGTCCTCAAGGACTTTGGTTTTCTCTTTGGCCCGTCCTTTGACCTGACCCATCAAGTAAATGATAGGTAAGGCCAGAGCTAAAGCGCCTATGATGTAGGACTTGATCTTACCGAAGACGAACACTAATGGACGCCTTCTTTGTTATCCTTCCAACGGGCGTATGCTGCTAAGGCAATCCCGCCTATAGCGCACAATAGGAAGATTGTTTTTAGGCTGTCAGCATAGGCTACCAGCCCCTGTAATTGCCCTGCAACTTCGTTCAGGCCCGTGGCTGCACCCGCTATACCAGCGCCTACCATAGTCTTGGATTTAGTAAGTTTCTTAGGAGCCTCTGCAGTAGGCTTTTGTACCATAGCAGGGCCACCCTCATCTGAAGGCAATTGTGCGTCACGGCTAAAGATAGCTGCTTCCGCTGCACGGCGTCGAGTCAGTCCTCGTAGGGGTGTTAGCTTGCCATCTACCCGTGCCTTGTTCCATCTTTGCAGTTGCTCAGGTACATCGTCGTACATTCCTAAGTTCAGACGCTTTAGGGCTGTTGATGACTTAAAGTTGCCGCCGCCGACATTGAATACAAACGACACTAGGGCATCATACTGACCTTGGCTTAGAGGTACGTTGACTAGACGTTTAACTATCTTACCGTGTTCTTCTAAGTCATCTTTAAGATGTTGCTCTGCCTCTGCTATAGTGCAAGTCATTCCAGAACGAATACCCTTAGTTTTCCCAAATCCCAACGTCCAAACACCGGCTGGACAGCGATATGAGTGTACTAGGCCATCGTCCTTGACTTTGTGCAAGCCTTCAAATTTCTTAACAAGATCAACGCATTGCTGCGATACATTAGTTGGATGCATTTTATTAAAATCACTTATAAAATAAATTAAATATACTACTATTATACACTAATTCGGCGCATAATTCAACACTTACTTACAGGCGTTGCTCTAGTTCTTCTATGCGATCATTAGCTTCCTGTAACGCTGACCACAGGACGGGTACTAGGCTAGAGTAGTCCACGGTTTGATACACCGGCATACCGTCAACATCTTCAGCATCTTTATCCCCAAATACTGCCCAAGGAACAACTTCTTGAAGTTCATGTGCTATAAACATGGCCCTTGATTGTGTGTCTGTATCCCGCTTACCCATAATGGCATCTACCGACATAACTAAATGAGTGGCGTCTCTTAAACTACCTTCAACCGTCTTAGTTCTGTAATCAGATGTCGTTACATAGCTGGCGGCTGAAACTGCATTCGTAATGGTGGCACTATCGCCGGTAATATCACCAGCCACTGAAGCATCACCGCTCAGAAACAAATCCTTCCATCGAGTGTTTAGAGAACCTATGTCCTTCGTATTTGTTACATCAGGAAGCATTGAACCAACGCCGGTCGTAATATGAGCTAAGGCTTGCCAGACCGCCGAATTTGCCGTGCTATCTGCACAAATGTGCATACGATCCGTAGTCACGTTCACCCAAATAGATCCAACTGCGTAGCCTAAATCTGTATCATCGTTGGCTGTAGGATCTGCCGTAGCATCCAGCTTGTTCAATCCTCCTACTCCACCATTGGCGGCAGGAAGATAGCCGGTAACTGAGCTTGCAAGAGGTATCTTTGCACTATCCCCCGCTAAACCTGTA